AGGTATACTGATATGTTACAAGCATTGATAGGCCCAGTATCAGGGCTTTTAGATAAATTTATTGAAGATAAAGATCAGAAGAATGCCCTCGCCCACGAAATCGCCACGCTCGCAGAAAAACAAGCCCACGAAGCAGCCCTCGCCCAAGTCGAGGTCAATAAAGCAGAAGCGCAACACCGTTCCATTTTTGTATCTGGATGGCGTCCCTTCATCGGCTGGACCTGTGGCACAGCGTTGGCATACCACTTTGTCCTTGCTCCGATTATTTTGTTCGCAACAGCGTATGCTGGTGTTGAAGTTCCTGAACTACCTAGTTTTGACATGGAGACGTTAACCACGATTTTACTTGGAATGCTAGGATTGGGCGGACTACGCAGTTTTGAGAAGTTTAAAGGTTTAACAAAATAGGAGATTAAAATGCCAGAATTATCACCAAAACAAAAGAAAATCGCTGTTGTAGCAGAACCTCGAGACAAGATCACTGGAGAAGACTTCAAAGCTCTTCGTAAAGCTGACGGTGGAATGGTTGAAAAGTTCACAGGCGGTGGTGAAGTTAGAGGCTGTGGAGCTTCTATGACAGGTAAGACTTTTAGTGGTTTGTTCTAATGACTAACAAGATTAGAACAGATCGTGAAATCAGAAGTATTGCTGCTGAAAACATAAGTAATTTAACAAATGCGGAATATGATAGGTATCTAGAGCTTCCAGAAGTTAAGAAAAAGAACTCTAGAGGATTTGGTGCATCCTTGACAAAGAATAGGTTTAGAGGCACAAGTTAATGGATGTTGCAGATTTTGCAAAACATGTATATAACATTTTTTTAAAGCGAGAAGAACAAATCGCTGAGATTTTGACATCTGGAGGCGTTCAAAATTTTGAACAATACCAGCGGTTGGTGGGAGAAGTACAGGGTCTTGTCTACGCCAAGGAAGAAGTTAAAGCCCTGCTGGAGAAAAATATAGAAGATGCCGAAGACATTATTCGTTCCTGATCATGTGGCAAAAACAAGATCACAACAGTCTTCATCTGATAGTCCTTCCGTAGGCGAAGCCTACGTAAAGGCAGATGAAAAAGTTTTAGACCCTAGCTTTCTTGATAAATCATTAACAGAAAGATTACCTCAACCTACTGGTTGGCGTATTCTTGTTATGCCCTATCAAGGCAAAGCAAAAACAGAAAGTGGTATAATAATCCCTGACCAAGCTCGTGAGCGAGAGGCATTAGCTACTGTTGTAGCTTATGTTTTGAAAATAGGCCCGTTAGCCTATAAGGATCCAAACAAATTCAGTGAGGATGCGGAGCCTTGGTGTAAACAGGGACAATGGGTTTGTATTGGTAGATACGCTGGTTCTAGATTTAAAATTGATGGCGGTGAAGTGCGTATTATCAATGATGATGAAGTAATTGCTACAATACTTGAGCCAGAGGACATTAAACATGTATGAAGAAGTTGAAGAAAAAGAAGTGACCGTTACTCTTGAGGACGAAAAAGAACCTGAAGTAGATGCAGAGAAGAGTCCTGAAGAAGATGTTGAGGTACAGACTTCCGAGTTGCCCTATCCAAACATTGTAGAGGAAGATGAACTAGATGATTACGGTAAGAGCGTACAAAAAAGAATTAAGAAACTAACACAGAAAGTTAGATATGCCGAGCGTGACAAGGAAGAGGCTGTCCGAGTTGCTGAAGTAATTAAGAAAGAAAATGATACGCTTCAAGAACAGGTAACTAATCTTAATGCTGGGTTTATTGATGAGTATGGCGCACGTTTAGAGTCACAGCAAGCAACCGCAAAACAGGCTTTACGTGAGGCTTTGGACGCAAACGATGCTGATAAAATATTTGATGCTCAACAGGCAATATCAAAAATCACGATTGAACAAGAGCGACACCGCTTGGCAGACGAACAACGTAAACAAAATGTTTCACGTGAAACACCAGCTGTTGAAACACCAGCCCCCGCCCAGCCTGCACGCCCTGACCCGAAGGCAGAGAAGTGGGCAGAGCGAAATGACTGGTTTGGTGAAAATAAAATTATGACGCAAGCAGCCTTCGTTATCGATCAAGACTTAAAGAATGAAGGACTTAACCCAGATACAGATGATTATTATGAAGAGCTTGATAAAAGAATTGCTGCAGAGTTTCCTCATAAATTTAACAAACAGGTTAACGAGGGAGGTTCGAGGGTCGCTTCTGCTTCAACCTCCGCATCTCGCAGTTCAAAACAGGGGCGCAGGACTGTTAAGTTATCACCATCACAAGTTGCTATGGCAAAAAAACTTAATGTTCCCTTGGCTGAATATGCAAAGTATGTTAAGGATTAAATATGAGTGATATAAAACAAACAAGATCATCACAAACACGTGAGAAAAACTCACGCAGAAAGCCGTGGGCACCGCCAAGCCGATTGGACGCTCCTGATGCGCCTGACGGATACAAGCATCGTTGGATAAGAACCGCTATTCGTGGGGAAGACGATAAAATAAATGTTCATTCCAAACTCAGAGAAGGATACGAACCAGTTAGGTCTGACGAGTACTCTGGGCAGAACGATTTTGCTAGTATCGAAGATGGACAACATGCGGGTGTAATTGGAAACGGTGGCTTAATGTTAGCCCGTATACCTGAAGAAACAGCGCAGGAAAGAACCGAATACTACCGAGGACGGACTCGCGAACAAATATCTGCTGTCGATCAGGACCTTATGAGGGAAGAACATCCCTCGATGCCTATTTCTAGGGATAGGCAAAGTCGTGTATCTTTCGGAAAAGGTAGAAATACTGATTCTGAGTAATTTTTAGGAGTCAAAAATGGCAAACGTAAATGTTTCGTTTGGCCTTAAACCCATTAATGGGTTTGGTAGCGCCCCTGCTACTCAAGGCACAAACCAATACTTTATTGCCAGTAATGCCTCTGCGATTTTTCAAGGTTCTCCTGTGAAAGCAGAAGTAACAGGCGGTACTATTCAAGTAGCTTCAGCTACTGGTGATGGTGACCAGCTTGTAGGTGTTTTCGCGGGATGTGAATACGTAGACGCATCAACTGGTAAGTTAAAATTTAGTAATACGTGGCCCGGAAGCGGTTCAGCTAATACTAATTTTGATATCAAGGGCTTTGTGTATGATGATCCAGCACAGCGATTTATTATTGCGAGTGATGGAACAAACACGGACAGAGCAACAGCAAAAGCAGATATCTTTAAAGGAGCAGAGTTAGAAAACGGTGCTAGTGGTAATACAACTACTGGTATATCTACTGCTCAGATAGATATATCTACAGCAGAGGATGCAGATACATCTAATCCTTTAATGATTTTAGGGATTTATGAAGATCCTACTAACGCTGATCATACTGCTGCTGGTGTTTCGTACATAGTCAAAATCAATAACCATGCACTGCTGTCTTCTGCCGCAGCCGCAACAGCATCATAGGGGGATTAGATTATGGCTATTTCTCGCGCACAACTCTCTAAAGAGTTGGAACCTGGTCTAAATGCTCTCTTTGGTATGGAGTATGATAGATATGAAAACCAACATGCTGAGATATATACTACTGAATCTTCAGATAGAGCATTTGAAGAAGAGGTAATGTTATCAGGATTTGGTGCTGCACCCACAAAACAAGAGGGTTCAGGAATAACATTTGATGATGCTAACGAGTCATTCACTGCTCGTTATAATCACGAAACAATAGCATTGGCTTTCTCAATTACCGAAGAAGCTATAGAAGACAATTTGTATGACAGATTATCTTCACGCTATACCAGAGCATTAGCTCGCTCAATGGCCCACACCAAACAAGTAAAAGCAACAGCAGTTTTAAACAATGCGTTTACAGCTGGGGCAAGTGCTGGTGGTGATGGCGTTGCTTTATGTGCAACAAACCACCCTTTAACAACAGGTGGAACGTTTGCTAATGAGCCTTCAGTTGCAGCCGACTTGAATGAGACATCTCTTGAAGATGCCTTAATCAGTATTGCTGGATTTGTTGACGAGCGTGGTTTAACTGTAGCTTTAAGAGGTATGAAGTTAATTGTACCACGTCAGTTACAGTTTATTTCAGAGCGTTTGATGGTATCAAACCTTCGCGTAGGAACTGCTGACAATGATGTTAATGCACTAAGGTCTATGGGAATGTTACCAAACGGTTATACCGTTAATGACTTCTTAACAGACCCGGATGCATTCTTCATCATGACAGACACACCCAGAGGTTTCTTACACTTCGAGCGTGTTCCTCTGTCAACTCAGATGGAAGCAGACTTTGACACTGGAAATATGAGGTTTAAGGCTCGTGAGCGTTATAGCTTCGGATTTTCAGATCCAAGATGCGTGTTCGGTTCTCCGGGCGCATAAAAAAACACTTCTCCCGTAGGTGTAACGGCAAGGTCTAGGTATTAACTAACCTTGCCGTTTTTTATTTTTTAAGGTATGCTACAAATAGTGTGAAGAGATGCCTCTCTTCACACAATTAACCCTTGACAGCATTATGCTGACACTAGCCACGACAAGGAGATTAACATGGCTCGTACTACTTTCTCAGGCCCGATTGTATCTAACAACGGGATGACAAACTCAGGCTCTGGTTCTGTTGTTGCCATTGCCGCAGAAGATACAACCCTTACATTTGCTGCTCACGCTGGTCGCATTTCTGAAATAAATGATGCGGATGGTGTGATTACATTGCCTACCATCACAACAGGTACAATAGGTGCAAAATATACTTTGTTTATAGGCACAGCTTCAACTTCAGGAAAAATTAAAACAGATGGAACAGATAAATTTGTTGGTTCTGTAGCTGTTACTGGCAGTACCACGAAGGCCTTTGTTCCGGGTGCAAGTAATGACGTTATTACATTCAACGATGGTACGCAAGGCGGTAAAGTTGGTTCTTATATAGAAGTTACTGCATTAGCTCTTGCAGAATATCTTGTACAAGGAAGTTTAATTGGTTCTGGTACAGTAGCAACTCCTTTTGGTGATAGCTAAGATAGGAGGCTATAATGGCTAGTTCGATTATTGCGAAGACTGTTACTAGCACAGGCACATTAAATGGTGGTAGGACACGGTTAAAATCATTCGTTGTAGAAACTAATGCGAGTGGCAGTCCAGCTGCTGTTTTTAAAAATGGCAGTAGTGGTGCAACTCTACTTACAATGAATTTTAAAGCTGACGATGATACTCAGGTAACAATTCCTGACCACGGTATTATCTTTCCAAATGAGTGTCATGTTACACTTACTGCGATAGATTCTATTACGGGGTTCTTTGGGTAGCGTCATGGCTCGGAAACGAGACAAACAACCGCCAAAAACAAAAAAGTATTTTCGCTCCACTAAATCTGGAGCGGGGATGACTAAAGCTGGTGTTGCTAAATACAGACGGGATAATCCTGGAAGTAAGTTAAAAACAGCAGTTACTGGCAAAGTAAAAAAAGGCAGTAAGGACGCTAAAAGACGCAAGTCTTTTTGCGCTCGTTCCGCTGGGCAAATGAAGAAGTTTCCAAAAGCCGCTAAAGATCCTAATAGCCGTTTAAGACAAGCTAGAAGAAGATGGAAGTGTTAAATGACTCCAGAAGAAGTGTTAGCAAAAGTTGAAAGTCACGAGGCAGAATGCGCTTTACGTTATAAACGTATTGAAGAACGTCTTGACGATCAGAAATCTCATTTAAAAAATTTAGATATGCGATTGTGGGGTATTGCAATATTAATTGTGACAATTGCTGGACTAGAGAAGTTTCTGTAATGGCTATTGCTAGAGCGCAAATTCCAAAACAAATCACCAAGGGGCGAAAGATGAACACAGATAAATTAGTTTATTTTAAAAAAGGAGGCAAGGCCAGTGCAAAGAGTAAAGGATCAAAGATATGTCCAGAGGGTAAGGCGTGGGCTAAACGTACCTTTGACACTTACCCGTCAGCGTACGCAAACTTGGCTGCCTCAAAATACTGCAAAGATCCAAACTACGCTAAGAAGTCAAAAGGTGGTAAGCGAAAGGGCAAGTAATGGGGGAACTTAAAAAATGGCTTGAGCAAGACTGGGTGAGGATTGGCACTGATGGATCTATCAAGGGTAAATGTGGAACTTCAAAGAATAAAAAGAGGCCTGATCGTTGCCTGCCAAGATCAAAGGCTAATAGTCTTAGCAAAGAGGAAAGAGCTAAAACTGCTCGTAAAAAGAAACGTGAGGGCAGTAAGGGAAAAACTGTTGTTTCTAATACAAAGAAGGCAAAAGTAAAGAATTTAAAATTTGGAGGCGGTGTTACGGTTCCAAAAAGACCGTTTAATGGTAAACCAATTTCTGGCACTGCTGTTGCAAGAGGCTGTGGCGCAGTCATGGAGAATAGAAGAAAGTTAACAAAAGGGGCTGTTGAACAAGCCTAGGAGTTTCACATGGTCGATCCTGTCAGTGCAATGGCCCTCGCTGGGTCTGCTTTTAACGCACTAAAAAAAGGTGTGAGCATCGGCCGCGAGCTTCAGTCGATGGGCAAGAGTCTCTCGCAATGGATGTCTGCTGTATCTGATATTGATCGCGCTCATCACGAGGCTAAGAATCCTCCAATTTTTAAAAAAATCTTCAATGCAAAATCTGTTGATTTT